TGTGTGTCTATACCTTGGTGGGTTGGGTGATACTTAGTTTCTACTGGACAACTCAGAACGTGCTGCAATCAAAGCAGCCTTGACGGTTTCGACTTCCTCAACTCTGGCGAAGTTCGGCAGTTTATGTTCTGCGACTTCGATCCACACCGAAAGCAACTCGTTGGTCATCGTGTTGAAATACTTGCGGTAGTCGTTGATGCTTGGCATAATTGTCATTTGGTTTCTCCTTACTTTCTATATCGACATTCTAGCAAACGAACTTGAGTCTGTCAACCCCCACAAACGGGGGTGGCGGGATATTCTTCGATCAACACTTCGCAGTGTTCACCACAATCGTTGCAGATACCATACTCAATCTGAGCATCATCAAGGTAAGCACCACAACAGTCTGAAATGTAGAGGATTTGCATTTCCATTTTTCTATTCTCCAAAGTAAAGGTTTCGTTTTTCATACCATAATATAATGCAATTACCGTGCCATTCAGGAAATTTTTTTTGAGTCTATAAAACAAGGGGTTTTTGTATCGTATCCCCCATTGGTGGGTGTAGCATTGTGCTACGTTTTTTGCATTTTGCATTGCATTTTGCGCCACCCCTTTGGGGGGTGCGAGGCCCGCCACGGCCCCCTCGAAAGGGGGGTGACATTTGTTCACTACATAAGATCATATTTCCAGCGGAATTGCAACTCTTTTGCAGCACCACGAATGATGCAGAGCCAGATTTCCCTACTTGGCCCAGTTGCCGTATCTAGTGCAATCTGCCCATTTCTCAACCATGACTGAATTTCCCTAGTTTCCCAATTCTCAAAATTGTACATACTATTCCTCTATTTTATTTCCCCACCTTTTGATGGCATCTACTGTACAGTGGTATTCGTGTTTTTCAAAGTTGCCCATTGTTTCTACGTATCTACACCACTTGATTCCCTCCAATGTGTACATATCCAAAACTTCCCTAATCCAACCATGCCCCTTTTTCCTTTTCCATTTTGAGCCTATTTCAACAGATATGCTTTTTCTCATTCTACCACCTCTGGTGAATAAGTGTCGTCAGGCAGGCTCAGTATATGCAATTCCTCTTGCTCGTCAAGCCAAGCCTCGTATTCAGCCCGTGCCTCGTATGCCTCAAGTTCAGCGAAGTAGTCAAAGTCAAGTCCCATTTTTTTCACCTTAGCAGATAGGGGTGTAATTCCAGAACACACTAACAACTATAGCACAACAAACAACAATAATCAACAGCAATTCTTGGTCTGATTCATTCATGGCAAATTCTCCTTGGTTGGTTCTATTCTACAGTATCGGCAGTTGGCTGTCAAGCCCTAAAATATTTTTTGTCAAAATTGTGGTTGTCGTGGTAGAATCAGGCAATTCCTGCCCTTACCTTCCCTTAGTTGCCATAAGTCCTGTTGAGTTCGTTTTGCCAGAATCGAACCAAAAGCGGATCTTGTGAAACCTTAGCAGGAAAAGTATTTGCCGATTGAACAGCAATGACTTGATTGTTTTGCGATAGAAAAACTCGCATCTTATTCAGGATAGTGTAGCGGGTTCCGTTTGCTTCGAAGAATGGGATAAACTTTGTCATGACTTTTTTCCTTTGGTTAGTTGTTTGTTTCTTATGTTCTAAGTATATACATCTAATCGTCAGTTGTCAAGTACTTTCTTGAAATTTTTTTGGATTTTTTTTCTACTGCAAATATCATGCCAAAAGTTTTTTACCCCCTCTAATGGGGGGTGCGAGGCCCATATCATATCACCTATAATAGGGGTGGTATTTTAGTACCTAGATTCTTTCGATATTTTTAAAGAGAAAAAGCCGGGGTGGTATATACACAATAAATTTTTCAATCATAAATGTATTACCCCATCTCTCCAAATAAGCCCCAGATTATTCCTATTTGCTTCTTTTAACATCTTTGGCAACAATTCTTCAATTGCTTTTTTTGCTTAATATAGTGTATAATTACTACAAGGAGAAACAATATGAATGAGCGTAAACAATTAGAATGCCAATTGAAATGCAAAGCAAAAGGAAGCCTAGAAGCTTCTGTTATCGACGACCTGTGCAAAAAGGACAAGTGTTTGGCTAAATTAATAAGAGAGGAAGAAAATGCACCAGAGGATAAAAACGACGACTCACGGGATAGTTGAACTAGGTGAACAAAAACAAGACTCTTACGATATATCTTTATTTGGAACAGAAAGTCTAGCGAAACACGACATTTTCGTTAAGTCTGCATTTGATAATAAATCAGTTGATCTTTCCAAAAGCCATTTCCATCAAAGCTTTAGTAGCGATGATGAATTCATGTATATCGTACAGATGAATGGCCCTGATTATAAAACAATAATAGCAGAGGTTGGCATCGCAAGTATTTCTAAGGACCATAAAACACTTTTCAGAAAGAGGGCGCTCTATACTATTTCTTCCAACGGAAAGTTTAGCCCCATTGTAAATGGCCCTACAAAATTTTATAGCGATACTGAAGGCACATATTTAATTGTAAAAAATTACATCCCCGTAAATCTAGCAGAGTTCTTTATACAACCGAACTCTGTTATAGTTTGCGGAGAACAAGAATTTACTCCATTCCCCGCATACATTGAAGAAAATTCTTTAATTGGAAGAAAAGAAGGTTTAATAGAATCACTGCCCATATCAGAGATTGTTAACGAAAGCTTAAAATCATATACTAAACAACTCATCTTAAAAAGCTCTCAACTTGATGTCAGGAAAATAAAAACTAAGCAAATTCTACTTTCTCCTCACGATTCGCCAGACGCTAAAACTGGTACTATTTTCTACAATAAATCTTCTAATTGTCTTCAGTACTACGATGGTGATAAGTGGAAAACATTGTTAGATAAATAATATGGATAAAAAAACATATGAAACCATAGAGAAGGTAATAAATAAAATCGCCCATAAGTATACTTTTAGAGATTACGACATAGAAGACATTAAGCAAGAAGCTTTCATAATATGCCACGAAGCCCTTTCTCGATATGACAACGATAGACCTTTAGAGAACTTCATGTCTGTACATCTCTCTAATAGGCTTAAGAATTTTGTAAGGGACAACTATTACGTTAAAGAAAATCAGCACAAGAAAAAAATAAAATCGCCCCAGTATATTCTAGATGATAATTTAGCAAATGATGACTACAACCTAGAAGACCACATAATGCAAAAAGAAATACTTGAAAAAATAGATGAACAAATTCCTTTTAACTTGAGAGAAGATTATTTAAAGCTTTGCAACGGTGTCTCCATACAGAAGCACAGGAAAGATAAACTTTTAGATTTCATAAGGGGTTTGATTGGTGATGAAAAAGGGTAGGATATCTAAAGACGAAGAGCGTACAATCTCCCGCTTAGTCGATAGCATGACTCCAGAAGACATTGCTAAGAAACTAAATAGAGAGACTTCTTCCATAGAAAGTTTTATTAAGCGAAAGTTCAAGGTAGGACTCACGAATGAAGAGTTCGCTGCGTACTCACTTGAAGATCGCCCCTACTGGGTTGAGCTAAAGGCCCAGTTCACCGACCAAGAACTAGAGCTATTCAAATACCACTGGTCACGCATTATCTCACAGTTCAAGGACGATGTATTCCCAACAGAAGAATTACAGGTTGTTGATGTTATTAAGCTTGAAATACTTATGAATAGATGCCTAAAGGGCAACAAAGAGAATATCGAACAGATAAACGTATACGATAAAATGATAAAGGACGAACGCTCCAGAGATAAAGATCAGCAGGATCATGATTATATTATTAACTTAGAACGTCAAGTCGCTTCACTTAGAGCATCTCAAGAAAGCCTGAATCGAGACTACCGAGAGCTGCAAGCGAAAAAAGCCAGCATGTTGCGCGAAATGAAAGGAACCCGCGAACAAAGAATCAAAAGACTGGAAGATAGCAAGCAGAGCTTCACTAGCTGGGTAGCGGCGATGATGCAAGACCCAGAACGTATGAAACGTTACGGTATCGAGATGGAAAAAATGAGGATTGCGATGAAACAAGAAGAGGAAAGATTATCATCTTTCCATAAATATGAAGACGGAACAGTTGATCAACCATTCTTAAGTCCAGAAACAGTAAAGGATTAGCATGGACCCAGAATCACTATCAGTAATATTACCATGTTGGTCACTAGCAATAGGTGTCGAGTTATTAGTGGTAGGATTTATAGTAAGGTCAACAAAATGAAACTAGATAAACCTAGAATAATTTTACTACATCCCGGCAAGACTGGAGGGACTTCCTTAGAACATGCTCTTCGTGACAAGTATTTGCCAAATACCACTCTAAACGCCAAAGTGGCGAATAGAGATATAATGTTTGGTATGGATAGAGAATTTCATGTATACCTTCAACACGCCGACATTAGGCTTTATAATATTCTGCAAATAAATTTAGAAGAGTATGATACAATTGTTACCGTAAGAAGACCATACGAAAGAATATTATCTTCATACTTTTACAATGGACATTCTAAAACTACGGATTTTGAAAGCTTCGTTTTAAAAAGCTTAGAAAGACGCTTTTTATCTAGTAATCGTACATATTCTACAGGCCATTTTGCTAGTCAGGCTGTTTATTATCAACATGATGACTACACCGTCAATTCAGTAATACACCTTGAAAACTTTAAGGCCGACTTAAAAAAGATTGGCCTTTCAACTCCTTATCACTATTCTAAAACTAGAAAAACCAAAAAATACAAATCGCCCCTAGATGCTTATACCCAAAAAACCAAAGACGTAGTATACTCTATTTACAAAGAAGACTTCAAATTATTTGGATACAGTAAATGATACCAAAGATAATACATCAGATATGGCTTGAAAAATCAGAAACATTACCAAAAACTGTTTTTGAATGCATGTCGTCTGTAATAAATCAAAATCCAACCTTTGAACATAAGATCTGGTCTTATTCAGATCTTGATTTTCTTTTTTCCATATTAACGGAAGAGCAAATGTCTGGCATAGAGATACTAAAGAAAAGAATTACTAATAATCAAACCCATCTAAACGTTTTCATGTCTGGTATCTTTAGGGTTCAATTAGTTAATCACTTTGGGGGTCTTTATATTGATTGTGATATTAAATTTCACCAGCCATTTCCCGATCAAATTCTTTCAAAAGATTTCTTTTTCGTAATACCAGAGAAAGGTTCTCAATGGATCACTGATGGCATTTTTGGTTTCTCTCCAGATCAGCCTTTAGTAAAAAATATAAGCTCTTTTTATAGACCAAACTTTACCCCAGCTCCTATTCTTTTTACCAATGGCGTAATGAGGTGGCTTCATAGTTACACCGAAGGAATAAAAATCAAAAAATCAGATATAATCAATATTCTATCAAAAAGAAAAGATACTTACTTGGACTACAATGACGCATTTTTTTCTTTGAGACCGCCAATACAAGGACATACCATTTCTTCTCATTTAGCATTATCTGCGTGGCATCCCAAGGGTGGCGCACGGTATAATAAAAATGTCTTAGAGAAAGAAGAAAAAATACCAATAAATGAATTAAGGAAACAAACATGAAAGCAATAATAACAGGCATTACGGGGCAGGATGGAAGTCACCTTGCAGACTTACTTCTAGATAAAGGATATGAAGTTATTGGTGTCGCAAGACGTTGCAGTACAGATAACACACAAAGAATAAAACACATCTTACATAACGACAGATTCGAATTAGTCGAGGGAGACATCACGGATGCGAGTAGTGTAATTAATATATTCAAAGATAACGAAGATGTTGATGAAGTCTACAATCTAGCGGCACAGTCGCATGTAGCAACCTCTTTCAGGCAACCGGCACTCACTTGGGATGTTACCGGAAAAGGCTGCCTAAACCTCTTACAGAGCCTCGTGGACCTAAATATGCGTCATGTTAAGTTTTACCAAGCTTCTTCAAGCGAAATGTTCGGAAGCTCTTATGATGTAGATCAAAATGGAGACAAATACCAAAATGAAGACACTAAGTTCATGCCGCAATCGCCATACGCTATTGCTAAGTGTGCTGCTCATTATGCCGTTAGTTTGTATCGCGGCGGCTATAATTTACATGCTAGCTGCGGTATATTGTTTAACCACGAAGGCCCACGCAGGGGCGAAAACTTTGTTACCAAAAAAATAGTAAAATGGGTATCTGATTTCACACGCTGGAAAAGATCTCATGAAAATCCAATATTATTCTTTAGCGAAGACTACATAAGCATAAATAACGACAAGTTCCCAAAACTAAGGCTTGGAAATTTACAGTCATATAGAGACTGGGGTTATGCAGGAGATTATGTAGAAGCCATGTGGCTAATGCTACAACAGCAATCGCCTGAAGACTATGTAGTCTGTACAGGCAAGACATATACAATATCAGAATTTTTAAATATTTCATTTAATTACGTAGGTATATCAGAATGGGAAAAATATATAGTTGTAGACCCAAAATTTTATAGACCATCAGAAGTAGACTATTTAAAAGGAGATTTCTCTAGAGCCAAAAATAAATTGGGCTGGCAGCCCAAGACTAATTTGGAGGGGTTAATAAAACTTATGTTTGATGCAGAACTATAAGATTTTTATAGACTTCTTCGATGTCTTTCCCGATTTAATGCGTTTTGATTTGTATGAATTTCATTCACCTTTTACCATTCTTTTCCTTGAGGCCTCAGACCCTGATGATGCTTGCAATACAGCTATGTTAAGATTAATGAGGTTAATTATGAAACAAGACAATTCTATTTCGACTAGGATAACCTGTAGGAAAATAAGAAGGTTAATTAGAATAGACAAAGTGTATGCATTATGAAAAGAAATTATACTGATCCAGATTATAAAAAATTCAGAATGTCCGTATTAAATAGAGACAGATTTAAGTGTCAGATGCCTAACTGTAAAAGCAGAAAAGATCTTCACGTACACCATATACAAACTTGGTCAAACGCCTCCGCTTTGAGATATGAACCATCAAATGGAATTACGCTATGTCGCCATTGCCACAAGTCGATAACCGGAAAAGAACCTCACTACGAAAATTTATTTAGAGAGATTATCAATGGCAAAATATAAGCAAGCACCAGACTTTACTGTTATAAAAGACACCAGAGAGCAAGATGGTTATTACTTCAGCAAGTTTAACACTTGCGCAGGAATGACAGAAAATAAACTAGATACTGGTGATTACACAATACAGGGGCTAGAAGACAAAATATGCATAGAAAGAAAAGGCTGCGTTGAAGAGTTAGCTATTAACTTAGGTCAAAAAAAGTATGCTTTTCTTAATGAAATAGAAAGAATGAAACCATTTCCCTATAAATATCTAGTACTAGAGTTCTCTCTTGAAGACTTAATCAAGTTTCCTAAAGACACAAGAATACCAGTAAAGAACAAAGCTTCTCTTAAAATTACTGGTAAATATATGCTAAAATGTTTAATAGAATTTGAGTTATACAATGACGTACACGTACTTTTCTGCGGAGACAAACACACAGCATTCCTTGCTGTTAGCAGCATTTTCAAACGAATTAACGAAATGTATACTATCGGGAGAAAGACATAAGATGATCAACAATGATAAAGACATTCTCTACGATTTTCACAATCACGGATCTAACATAGACTCTAGGGAAATTTTCTTACATAATTACTATAGCTCTGGAGACGATGAGAACCCCGGCGTTGAATACAAAATGTCAAATACATTTATTAAGAATATACGCGCATTAGACATTAAGTCAGACAAGCCAATACTTGTTCATATGCACAGCGTTGGAGGCGAGTGGCCTGATGGCATGGCTATATACGACGCTATTACTATGTGCAGATCCCATGTTACTATAATAGCTTACGGTCAAGCAGAGTCTATGAGTAGTATCATATTTCAAGCCGCCGACACAAGGCTTATTACGCCAAATACATATTTCATGTCTCACTATGGCAGCACAAGCGCTGGTGGAGATTATTTAAATGTCCAGAATTGGGTTAAGTATGAAAAACAGATTTGCGACACCATGCTTGACATATATGCAAACCAATGCTGTAGTGGAAAGTTTTTCATCGAAAAATATGGTAAGGGCGCTGTAACAAAGGTAAAGAACTATCTAAGTACAAAACTCAAATCTGGAGACTGGTATATTACTTCTAATGAGGCTGTACACTACGGCTTTGCTGACAAGGTTATTAATTCGTGGCAAAATCTAAACTAAAAACAATTGACGAAGCTTGGCTAGGATTAGAGAGTACTGAAACAGACTTCTTTAATCCAATGTCTATATTGACTGCTTCAGATGAAGATTTCAACATTAAGCTTGCTTGGCTTATGACTCGACCAGAATATCTTTCATTTATTACTAGAGAAATATTAAATATACAACTTCTTCCATCCCAATCTTTATTCTTAAAAGAAATATGGAATAGAAAATTCCCAATGCTCATCGCCAGTCGAGGTTTTGGTAAATCATTCATGCTTTCCCTCTACGCAGTACTCAGAGCGCTCATATTGCCCCGCAGAAAGGTAGTTGTAGTTGGTGCTGCATTCAGGCAGTCTAAGGTTCTTTTTGAGTACATGGAGACGATATGGCGTAATTCGCCAATGCTAAGAGATATATGTGATGGCGATAGTGGTCCACGAAGAGATACTGATAGGTGTACTCTTAGATTAAACGACAGTACAGTAACTTGCTTACCTCTTGGTGACGGACAGAAGATTAGAGGACAGAGAGCAAACGATATCATCGCTGATGAATTTGCATCAATACCCAGAGAAATTTTCGAAAACGTCGTTGCTGGCTTTGCTGCTGTTAGTGCAGATCCAGTTGAGAATGTTAAACGATTAGCTGCCAAAAAGAAAGCGGATGAACTTGGCTTATCAATTTCCCAAGAGGAAAAAGAGGTTAAAAAAGACAACCAGATTATTTTATCAGGTACTGCTTATTATGACTTTAACCACTTTGCTACATACTGGAAAAAGTGGAAGTCTATAATTAAAAGCCGTGGAGATATAGGAAGACTTAGGGAAATATTCGGAGAAGATCCACCAGAGAGTTTTGATTGGACTCAGTATTCAATAATACGAATGCCTTATGAGCTTTTACCAAAAGGTTTTATGGATGCAGACCAAGTTGCACGATCTAAGGCCACTGTACATACTGGTATATACCAAATGGAATATGGCGCTTGTTTTACCAGAGACAGTCAGGGGTTTTTCAAGAGATCGCTTATTGAGTCCTGTGTCGTTTCGGAAGAAGGATTAATAAAAGACACAAATAACAATCCAATTAATTTTGAAGCGGCACTTCTTGGCAATAAAGACAGAAAGTATATATTCGGGGTTGACCCTGCATCTGAAGTTGATAATTTTAGCATAGTTGTACTAGAAATTCATCCGAGTCATAGAAGGATTGTACACTGCTGGACTACTACTAGATCTGAACACAAAGAGAAGGTTAAACGTGGATATTCTACTGAAACAGACTTTTACGCTTACTGCGCTAGGAAAATACGTGACCTTATGAAACTTTTTCCATGCATACACATCGCTATGGATGCCCAAGGCGGTGGCGTAGCAGTTATGGAATCTTTGCATGATAACGATAAAATACAAGACGGAGAAGCTGCTATTTGGCCAACAATAGACGACGACAAACCAAAGGACACAGACGACGAAAGAGGGTTACATATTCTTGAAATGTGCCAGTTCGCCAAGTATGATTGGTTATCTGAATCTAACCACGGAATGAGAAAAGACTTTGAAGATAAAGCTTTGTTGTTTCCTTCTTTCGACTCACTTACTCTTTCTATGTCAGAGCATGAAGATAATACCAAAGGTAGAATGTTTGACACTATAGAGGAATGCGTTCTAGACATAGAAGAACTCAAAGACGAATTATCAATGATTCAAATGACTCAGACGAGCGCAGGTAGAGATAGGTGGGATACGCCAGAAGTTGTTGTTGGAACTGGTAAAAAAAGCAAAATGAGAAAAGATAGATACTCTGCATTATTAATGGCGAACATGGCCGCAAGAGTTTTACAGAGAACTCCAGATCAGGCTGATTATGAATTTTACGGAGGCTTCGCTACTGGCGGCTTTAAAGAAAAACCTAAAGAAAATCTTTACACTGCACCAAGCTGGTTTGCTGACTATATGAAAGATGTGTATTAATCTATGAACATTCAGATTACCATTCCAATTGAGGCTTAATCAATATGAATAACGACGAAATGATAACTTGGCAAGACGGTGACGACGCTGGAAAAGCAAGTGCTTTTTCTAAATTTTCTGATAATGTTAGTTCATACGCTGGGCTAAGTAAATCACAAGGAAATCATTATAGGCATTTTCTAGACATTGAACCAAATAGATCTGTAAAGCCGGGGTTCACTTCTAGAGACTATTACGCATTTCGTCCAGATGAAGCAGTACCTCAACAGCAACGTCGAATAATTAAAATGTGCATGGACGCTTATGATAAAGTAGGTATTATTCGCAATATCATTGATTTGATGGGTGATTTTGGTAGTCAGGGTATTCAGATTGTTCATCGAGATAAAAGTGTTGAGAAGTTTTATCAGCAGTGGTTCAGGAGTGTTAACGGAAAAGAAAGGTCGGAACGTTTTCTTAACAATTTATACAAGACTGGCAATGTGATTATATACAGAAGCTATGCCAACATTACCCCTAAATTGAAGGATTATATGAAGGCTTTGGCTAATGATATTAAAGTTGAAGTACCCGAAGCCCCAGCAAATCAAATACCTTGGAGATATAATTTCTTTAGCCCGCTAACGGTTAAGATGAAAGACGGAAATCTTTCTTTATTTATGGGTCTACAGAACTACACAATTACAACAAACTCCTTTTTCGATAAATTTAAAGCAGGAGAAATACCAAACCACGTTTTAGAAACGTTACCACCCGCGATTAAGCAAAGCCTTATAAGGGGGGAAAAGGATATACCACTTGATCCAGAGAGACTCAGCATTCACTACTACAAAAAAGACGATTGGCGTCAGTGGGCCAACCCGATGATTTACGCAATTCTTGACGACATTGTAATGCTCGAAAAGATGCGTTTAGCTGATATGTCTGCTCTAGATGGCGCGATTTCAAATATTCGTTTATGGACGCTTGGTAACTTAGACCACAAGATTCTACCAAACAAGGCCGCTATTAATAAGCTTCGTGATATTCTTGCCAGCAATGTTGGCGGGGGTACAATGGAATTAGTTTGGGGTCCAGAGCTGTCATTCAGTGAATCTAATAGCGAAGTATACAAGTTTTTAGGATCTGAGAAGTATACCTCTGTACTCAATAGCATTTATGCTGGGCTTGGTGTACCACCGACTTTGACGGGTATGGCTAACAATGGTGGCGGGTTTACCAACAATTTCATTTCCTTAAAAACACTTTTAGAGCGATTACAGTACGGTCGAGATCAGTTGGTCAAGTTCTGGGAAAAAGAACTTGAAATAGTAAGAAAAGCTATGGGCTTCAGGTATAGGGCGCATATACAGTTCGACCAAATGACACTTTCTGATGAAGCTGCCGAAAAGAATCTATTAATTCAACTTGCTGATCGCGACATAATAAGTCAAGAAACACTACTCGAAAGATTTAAAGAAATCCCTCAAATAGAAAATATCAGACTTAAGAGAGAAATGTCTAAACGAGAAACGTCTGGACCTCCAAAAGCCAGCCCTTATCACAATCCTAACCATCAGCAAGATTTGGAGAAAATGGATAAACAAGGTCAGATCAATTTAAAACAGGAAAAAGAAAAACAAAAAAATACACCAAAACCTAATAGTAATCTTGATATTAAAAATAATGGTCGCCCTCCAAATACTAAAGATACCCGCCCAAGAAAGCAAAGGACAGAAACTCCTAAAACCAATCCGGGAGTTGCTGAAATGCTTGTTTGGGCAGACGAAGCTTTCGAAACGGTTTCTGAAAATGTGAATAAGGCATATATTAGCAATAAGGGCGTAAAAAACCTAAGAAAATTGACGAAATCAGAAGTAATTAAAATTGAACAAATTAAATTAGACATATTTACAAATCTAACGCCGATGAAGTCTGTAGCATCTGAAGATATTATTAATTCTTTAAGGAGCAATAAGAAGTCGCCAAAAGATTTTATCGACATTTTAAAATCTAAGAATATCAATATTCATGAGATGCCGATTGATATATATCGAAAAAATGTTATAGCAAATTTCGTGTCTTATACAATGTAATCAATTTTATTCGTTTTTTTGTGTATACTTTTTCATAGAGGCGCATATGAAAATATTTAAACAAGAAATACAAGACGGCGTTGCTCCGTTAGTTCAGTCTAACGCGAGTATAGCTTATTGCGTACCCGCAGCTTTACTTGCTTTAGATACTTCAATTGATGAAGATTCTAACAACAAGTTAAGTATCGCTGTTGATAAAATTAAGGCTGCTAGCGCAAATCCCGAACAGATAGATCTCTACTATATTACTTCTGTTCTAGTATCTACTGGCTGGAACAAAAATGACGATGTATTCAATTCGTCAATGACTTGGGCCGCTAGAAATACACCAGAAGACAAACAATTCAATTTTATGCACAATGAAAACGATATCATTGGGCATATTACTGGAAGCTATGTGGTTGACAAAAACGGAGACCGCATAACAGATGATACTCAGCCGGATGATTTTGATATTATCACCGAGGCTGTGTTGTATAACAGCTGGACAGATCCAGAAAATAGACAGCGCATGAATCAAATTATTGCTGAAATTGAAGAAGGCAAATGGTTTGTTTCTATGGAATGTTTATTCGCTGGATTTGACTATGCTTTATTAGACGAAGATGGTAATGCAAAACTACTTGAACGTAATGAGGGTTCTGCATTTTTAACTAAACATTTACGAGCCTATGGTGGTACTGGAGAATACGAAGGCTACAAAATTGGTAGATCATTAAGAGATATTTCTTTTTCTGGCAAAGGTCTTGTATCCAAGCCAGCTAATCCAAGAAGTGTTATTCTTGATTCTAGCAGAGCTTTCTCTCTAAGTTCTAACTCAACAATTACTACTTTTCCTAAAGGAGAAAATGACATGTCAGATATTAATCTTTTAGAGAAGCAGCTTTCGGATGTAAAGAGTGAGCTAGCCTCTGCTAAAGAAGAAAACAAAGTTCTTCTAGCTCAGATTGCCGAAGCAGCTTCAAAAGAAACTCTAGAGTCGATGGCAAAGCTTGAAGCCACCGTTGGTGAACAAGAAGAAGCTATCAAGACTTTAGAAGCTTCATTAGCTGAAAAAGAAGCATCCATCACAGAACTTCAAGAATCAATCGCAAAGAGCGAAGAAGAAATGAAGGAAAAGATGGAAGAACTTAAGAAGATGAAGAAAGAAGAAAATATGCGCAAGCGCATGGCTTCACTTTTAGATTTAGGTCTAGAGGCTGAAGAAGCTGAAGAATCTCTAGCTTCTTACGAAGATCTTGATGATGCTACTTTCGAAACCATCTTGGCAGCTATGAACAAGATGAAGAAAAAGGTTGGCGTCAAAAAGGAAGAAGAAGATGAAGAAGCAAGAATGAAGCCAAAAGCTGAAGAAGTAGCCGATGAAGCTGAAGCTGAAGAAGCCGCCGAAGAAGCGTTGGCAGAAGTCGAAACAACTGAAGCTGCATTAATTGATGCTTCAGACGATACAGACGAATTACAGGCCACTAGAGCGAGTGTCGCAGAATGGCTTGAAAGCAACGTACTTAATAAGTGATTAAAAGGAGAAAATAACTATGGCTCTAAAATCAGATAGATATGAACTACAGACCGACATTAGCTTTTTCTACAATGACACTGCGACCACTCGCGGTTGCTTAGTTGGTCATGGTGCTACTGCTGGTACTGGCGCAGCTATGGATCAGGGCGTAAATCTTTGCGTCAAGTCCACTTCGGCTGCCCCTCTCGGCATCCTTCTTAACGATGTCGTAGACAAAGATTTAACTCGTACTCATCTCAATCAGTACAAGGATGAAGTACAAAAGGGTGGTAAGGTTACTGTCCTTCGTAAAGGTTACGTTGTAACTAACAACATTACCAATCCTAGCGACTGCGGCGCTGGCGAAACAGCTTATCGTTGCGACGATGTTGCTGGAAACGTTGCATCTTCTGGCACTGTTGCCGTTGGTGTATTCCTTTCAGCTCCTGATGCTGATGACTACGCCAAAGTCGAAGTCAACCTTCCCTGAACTTAATATAATTAAAGGAGAAAACTAATTATGCCAATTAACGAAAGACCTAGTGATGAATTCATCAATCTCCTACGTAAGTCGGGGGATGCGGATGTAAATTTGGCTCAAGCTGCACAGCGAGAATTCGCTAAAGCTCTTGAGTTACCACTACGCAAGGGCGTCCTTGCTGGAAATATTCTTGGTAATATTTTCGAAACTGTGAACGTAGAAGCTGGTTCAACTACTGAATTTCCTCTTGATCTAATCAGCCCCGGCCTTGAAGGTGAGCATGTCGCTTATACTAATCCCGGTCATGGTAGAATTCCAGAGCGTTCGGTTGAAAGCGATTACGTCATGATTCCAACTTACAACATTGCTTCATCGGTTGATTATCTTCTCCGATACGCAAGAGAAGCTCGTTGGGATATTGTTGGTCGAGCCATGCAGGTCATGGAAGCCGGTTTCACGAAGAAGATTAACGACGACGGCTGGCACACGCTTCTAGCAGCTGGCGTTGATCGCAATATTCTTGTTTATGACGGCGATGCAACCGAAGGTCTCTTTACCAAGAGATTAGTTTCTTTAATGCAGACTGTAATGCGTCGTAATTCTGGTGGTAATAGCGCTTCAGTTGGTCGTGGACGACTTACTGACCTCTATGTTTCACCAGAAGCATTAGAAGACATTCGTAATTGGGGATTAGATCAAGTTGACGAAGTTACTCGTCGTGAGATCTATTCCGCTCCAGAAGGCGGCGCTCCAATTACTAGAATCTTTGGTGTCAACGTCCATGACCTCGATGAACTTGGCGAAGGTCAAGAATATCAGTCATTCTTCGCTGATCAGCTTGGTGGACAGCTACAGTCCTCAGACAGAGAACTTGTTGTTGGCCTAGATCAGTCAAGCAATGACAGCTTTGTTATGCCCGTTAAGGAGCAGCTACAGGTCTTTGAAGACCCAACTCTCCACCGCCAGCAGAGAGCTGGTTATTATGGCTGGACAGAGCTTGGCTTTGGTGTTTTAGATAACAGAAGAATTATCCTCGGATCATTCTAATTATTATTTAATACCTAAAGCGACTAAAAGCCACCTTCATTAGATTGGGGGTGGCTTTTTTGTGTATTAATAGTTAGATTGTTTATTTCTGGAACACCTTTAGGAGAAAGAATATGGCTGCATTATCGGACTATCTTGAGAGTATAATATTGAACTTTATTTTCAGGGGAGGAACTTTTACCAAGCCAAGTAATGTATCTGTAGCACTTTTAAATGAGGTTCCTAAAGACAATGATGATGGCTCAACTATGGGCGAAGTTTTGAACTTTATAACCAATGAAGCTGGCGCTGAAGTCTCTACCCAGTACGCTAGAGTAAGTCTGGGAGACCCTTCAGAGAATGGCAACACAAAATGGTCTGATGTTGGAGATGATCCGTCTTCTGTTTATTATACTCATACTGAAAACCTTCCAGCGTCTGGATTTTATTACCCTCTGTATCTTGAGGAGTCTAGGGCTGTTCAGGCTTCTGACGGTAATGGCGTTGAATCATATGTTTTCCCGGAACATCCCGCCACTACTTTTTACAAGCCTGTAAGTGTGGGAGCTATTAACGCTGTCACAAATCCAGATCCAGACGAAATTATTTACAGGTTTTACGACGGAAACGGTTTTATACAAAATAAATCAAATATTACATTTGAACAAGCTGGCAAAGGTGGCTGGGGAACGATCAAAGCGGTAGCCTTAATGGATAGTGAAACCTACGGGGAAGGCAATATTTTAATGTACGCCCCTCTAGAGGTAGAAAAATCAGTTGGCGAAGGCGATATAGTTCAGTTCATCCCGTCACAATTAGAAATCAGCTTAAAGTAATATGATTATTCCAAAAGAAATTCTTGTAAGAAATATCAAGGAAGATATATTAGATAATTCTGTAGGCGCTGTTTCGCCGCAGGATATAAGAAGAAATCTTTTAGACATTATTGACTCTGTAAGTCTTTTAACAGAGTACAATGACTTAAACTCTCAAAACTTTTCGACTGCTGACTTACGCACACTCAGGGCTGGAGAAGAAACTCTCTCTAAAAGAAAATCTGTTGGTTATAGCAGTGTTGATAATGTTGCTGTTGGCTACTCCGCTTTAAAATCTCAGATTGACGCAAAGCAAAATGTTGCAGTCGGATCTTTTGCTTTAAATTGCAACATGTATGGCCCAGACAATGTTGCTGTTGGATTTCACGCTCTTGGTAGCAATATTAACGGTTATGGTAATATTGGCATTGGTAGCTACTCCCTTAATAACAATAAAGAGGGAAATTTTAACATAGCAATCGGTCAGGGCGCTGGATATTACGTAAACAGAAATGAAAGCTATCAGTTTTTCTTAGCCTCTCATGCTGTAACTGAAGATTCTATATGTGAAAACAAGAATGGACAAGGGCTTATCCCCCTCCTAAAAGGAGACTTGTCATCCAATAATCTTAGGTTAGGTATTGGCGTCCGAACTCTCCATGAAGGAGCTGCTCTTCAGGTTGCTGGAAATATACACCCATCCGTAACGAATACATTCTCTTTAGGTAGTAGTGATTTTAGAATTAAAAATCTCTATCTTCAAAGCTCAATAAACTATAGTAATAATGATTATATTCAGTATAGCGAAATTTCTAGACGTTTTACTTTAAGTAACTCTACAACCATTAATGATTCTTTAGATGTAAAAAATAACCTAGTAGTTACTAACAACATATCTAGTCCTAATGGTCACCTTTCTGTTGGCTCTTATGTATCAGCCACCTCTGGTATATTTAGTGATAATTTATTACTTAGTGGACATGTGTTTCCAGAAAACACTCTTTCAAAAAATCTTGGAGATAGAAGACAGGAGTGGATGAATGGTCATATATACAACATTTATTCAAGAGGTGTTGCTAAGTTTAACGTTTTTCACGCCGAAGAACAAAGTCATTTTAGAAACAAAACTATATATTTAGGCTCAACTGGAGACCTTGAAACTTTAGATGGTGGTGGCGTTTCTGATTTATACGAAAATTTTGACCCGACCGATAACAACCAAGATCCAAATACTCACTCTCAATATTTACTAGATGAAGATCTCATTGGTGCTGGTTTTAAGATTGGCTCTAGCGGAGTTGATTATTTAAGATTATACGAACTAACATTCAGGTCTAGAAATGAAACTTGGAACAATCTTTCCATTGACGATCCATATTCAAGATCTTCTTGGTTTTCAAATATTAGTCTAGAGACAGCTTCTGGAAGACATGTCAAAACAGACCGAATCATAAATAGTGATTCAGTAGGAATGTTTACATATAACAACGACTTAGGTTTCTTCATAGAAAGCGGAGTCTCTTACCTATCAGAAGAAAATGGTCACTTAGATAGATCTGGACTTGGTGATTTTAACATAATATCTCCAATAGAAGAACTAGACAACTATACAATATCTATACAATCTCCTAAAAGTCAAGTTAATTTATTTCAAACATTCCTTGAGAATACTGAATCCATCCATCTTGATTTAGATCAGAAAGAAAAAATCACTGGATTTAAAACTGGCTACATTTCAGATTCTCAATTGCCTTTACCGAACTTTTTTAATGAACAAGCTGGTCAAAGACCAAATAGATACATCATATCTTCATACAACGACTCATCTTTCGCCAAAAGGTGTTTCACTTTACTTCAGGATCAAACTGAAGGATATGTAGGTATTAGTAATTTTGATTATTCTGAATCAATGCTTCCAGACACAATACTTAATGTTAGAAGTACTGGAAACGCTGTAGTCAGAGTAACAGCTGAAAATCAAAACGATACCGAAGCAAGTTTAGAGCTTCTTGGTGGAGCAAACTGTAAAGATGATGGCGTTTCCTTACAGTACATTAAAAGTAGCGGAGTTTTTCACCTTAATACATTCAGAAATTCTGTAGAATATAACTCTCTAACAATAAACGATTCAAGCGGTCATATTGCTATACTAAACAAGTATATGAATTCAAATGCAATGCTGTCGCTTGGTGATGACGATCACACAGATGCGGTTATAAGCATTAGGCACTCATCTGGTGTCCCAGTAGCTACTGAAAATTATGGACAAATATTCACCAGAGAAGTACAAGACTTAGACGTTCAAAGCACCCTACTGTCTTTCATGGATAGTAGCGGAAACTTGTTTAATGTAGACCTTACTGCAACTAGTTTTGATGGAAGCACGGTAGATAAGCCACTAGCCTTAGACACTAAAGGAAATACTTTTGGTGGCATTAGATCGCCGCTGTCAAGAAATAATATAACTGCCTCCACCGTTAATAATACTGCTATCGGATACGAGGCTTGTTCCAATATTCTAGATGGTACTAATAATACCTGCCTTGGATACAGATCTGGAAAGTATATAGAAAATGGTTTTGGTAATGTATATTTAGGCTCAAATCTTGGATCAGAAAACACTTCTCAGTCTATCGTTATCGGTACTAATCTTTCTACTTCTTCTAACGAACTAGCAATTGGTCACGGCCAAGAACCTTTGATTAACGGATCTTTTACAAGTAAGTATGTTAATATAAACAATACTCTTAAAATTGACAATGCTCTAACTATATCAAAAAATTCCGTTCTCTTTACAGATAAAATTTCTTTTAATAGTTCAAGCTTAGAGTATCTTTCTCTTGAAAGCAATAATGCTAAGTTTTCCACAAATGTTTCAATTTTAGGAACTTTATCCTTTGCTAACGGTACTTCCATATCTAATGCTAATTTCTTAAATGACATAGCTCTAAATAGTCAATCAATTCAGCAGACAAATAATAGAATCTCAACAAACGAGACATCATTTAATCAGTTAAAAAACAATGTAGATACTTTTATAATTGAGGGAGTGGTAGAACAGAATATTAGATTTGATGACTTACCCAATTCTTTCAATGATACTCCTTTACAGTTTTACATCAGGAAAAAAGTAGTTGACTCATCTAATAATTTTGTAAATGCTCCTTCTACGCCAACTTCTCCAAATCTCGTTCTCATAACACTTAGAGATCCTCACATAAACGTTAGACAGGGAGACTATGTAATAGCAATACGGGTTAATGGCGAATACAGGCCAATAGCCGTAACAGGACCACCGTGATAAGGAATATACATGTCTCACGAATGCGAACCAACCGGATGTTTTAGGTCTGATCAAAGATCTAGAAGAATAAGATCTGCTCCGCAGAATGATGCCTATACGTCTGTATTCACGACAACAACTACCTCCACGACAACTCAAACAACATTACCTCCACAATTTCTATTTGATGAAATAGTTATACCAGATTCCGGGTCTCATATTGGATGCCCTTCATTTGGTACTACATTGCCACCCATGTATTTTGACGCTTTTGGTGGCGATCAACAGTTTTCTAGTGGCAATATGATATTTCATCAGTTTTTTAATGATGGAATATTCTATATATCTCCTTATTCTGATGAAAATTTCGAATACGCCAAAATAGAATTCTTAATGGTTGGTGGCGGCGGTGGCGGTGGACCATTTGACGGCGGCGGTGGCGGCGGCGGTGGTGGTGTTAAGCGTAGTTCTTTCAATTTTCCAAAAGGTGCTTACAGCATAAAAATTGGAAAAGGTGGACAATCAGGCGCAGACGGAGAAGAGACTTCAATAAAAGAGATAGGAATAAGATCTATTGGTGGAGGCGCTGGTGGCACACCGTTTGAATCTAATGCTCATGATGGAGCTAATGGTGGCGGCGCTGGTGGTCGCAGCGATAGCTCTGGAGGATTAGGTCTCGGCGGATACAACGGTGGATCTTCATCATCAAACTACGGTGGAGGTGGAGGTGGAGGCGCTGGCGAAGATGGAAAAAACGCACCATTTAACGACGATAATTCTATCTTACGCTCCGCAGGTTCTGGTGGAAATGGAGCTGCTATTACTTTTGATTACAAATCTTACAAGCACTACGGCGGTGGAGGTGCTGGAGACGATTTTGGTGGATTAGTATTAAATAGAAGCTTAGGCGGTGGAGGTGGCACAATATATAAAGATGGCATAGACGGCCTTGGTGGCGGTGGCGCTGGCAATGGGGGTCGTGGTGGAAAGGGATTTTGTTTGATTGGTTATATTCCAGTAACAACGCCCGCCCCCACAACCACGACAACGCTACCACCAACCCCGCCTAGTCCAGTAGAAAATCTTTCAGCAACAGGTGAATTTCAAAAAATTACATTACGTTGGAATGATCCTACTGATTTTGGATCTTCTCCAATTTCTTCATATACTTTTAGGATTTTAGACATATCAAACACACTACTTAATTCTATCACTATTTCAGCTGAGTCTGTAGAAGAGGTTGCGGTCAATATTGGTTCAGATTTATTTGTAACAAAAGTGTATTCATTATTAAGTTTAGAAAACCAAACCACCTACAAAATAGAAGTTATTGCCTCTAATAGCGCAGGCGATAGCATTCCGTCTTCAGCTTCAGCAACTACTGTTACTACAACTACAACTACTACAACTTTATCGCCAGATTCATTATCTTTCTCCATGTCTTTTGATGGGTCTATCGGGTTCGGAACAATTGAACCAGCTGCCATTACTTTAAACGGCAATGCTGGCAGTAGAAAAACCGCAAACGCAACAATAACGGCAACAGAAGGATATGTATTTTATGAAGATCCATTTATAGATATTTTTGGAGATGGTGCTTCAAGTGTTCTTTATGATGAAATATCTGTAAACAAAGATGCAGATAATTCTAAAATTTATCTTGGTATACCTTTCATTATGCCTGACAGGCCGCTAACAAATGCCCTTACCTATATAAACATTAGTGGTGTAACACCAACTACTACTACAACAACTACTACAGATCAGCCAATCATACCGTTTTGTGAAAAACTATATCATACTGCTGAATTTGTTCTCAATGAAGATAACACCTATTCCAAGCCTTCAGACTCTGAAGCATTACTGAATCCATTGCAGATTTTTGTATCTAATTCTCAATTTCCAGCTAGTATCGCAGGGTCTATAAGTGAAACGGTCAATAAGGCTGGAGAGCCTTGGTATAACGGTATTTACTTTGAACTGCCACGGTCTATAGACACGCACGAAGAATACGTAGACTCTCTTCCGAGCAATTATAACTTACGCCTTCTAGATCCACAAACCGGAGCCGAATTTAGAAACACAAATTACTTTTTATTTTATCCAGAACCTCAAAACAATAGCATTGACACTGTTCGTTCTTTCTTTGTGGAACAAGATGATGCTGGTGTACGATATGTAGAAATGAGAATATCCTTTGACTATATTTGTTCTGTAACAAACTTTAATCAATTTGGCGACGGAGATGACGATATAGATGGCTTTATGGTCATAGAAGTTCTTGAGTTTAATGGCTCTCAAAGAACACTGCTATCTTCCAGTGTTGTTAACAAATTTAACTTTAGATATGTCGGAAGTTTTACAACCATCAATAGCAATAAAACTTATCACTACATGTTAGACTTTGGAACAAGAGAAAATATAGTAGGTGTATAAATGGCTCAAACAATAGGTGTAGCTGGCAGACAGTATGGCAACGGTCGAGTCGCCTCTATGACCAAGGCTATTAATCTAGAAAATCTATCAGAAGTAAATACAGATTTTTTTGTAAGACTTTTCCTAAATTCTTGCTTATGGGCTTGCAGGAATGCTGGGGCTTCTAGGTCAATAGCAATTTTCTCAAATGGATATAGCACTTTTGACAATAAGCTCCACTCTTTATTTCAAAGCATGGGATATTTTAATGCAACCCTGATTCACCCTTGGTATAAAGAAGGATTAAATGGTCTTGATGATTATGATCTCTATGTCTTAATTCCGTCTTATAATGCTCTGTCTGGCTCTAAAATGCCAGACTCAGTTCAACTTCATATTTTAAACAGAGTTCATTATAAGGGTAGCGGATTCTTTACTGGAGAATGGTTTCATTTGCTACACTCTATTCCCAGTAAAAGATCTTTTAGTTTTCTTGATTCTGAATTTTCATTTAAGTGGAATGAGTCTGATGAAAATATTGTTTCAGGTCTTATAGATCTTTCTCCATTTTCCAATATTGGAGATAATGTTATATTTACGGACGCTGAAGAAATTCGATATTCTTCTGTAATTACTGACGATAGCATGTCCTTTGGAATACCGAAAACTTTCACCTTAGACAACTCTGCTTTAGATACTGGATTTAAGGGACATATTTCACAAATAGGATCTGTTACAGAAGATTCTCAAATTTTTTGGTTAACAGATGTTCCTTCAGACGATGTTGTAACGACCACAACCACGACCACTCAAGCTCCTCAGTATGATGATATTTATCTCAAAGTTTTTGACGTTAATCTTTTAAACACTTGCGGCCCCCAAAAGCTTTTCCTAGATGGTCCAGACGCTGACAAATTTGATCTAGTAAATACTGAACTTTACCTAACTAAGTATATAGATGAGCCACAGGAGCTAAGTGTTAATATTATTGCAGAAGATTATTTTAGAAACGAACGATTCAGAAGGGTTGTTGAAAATGTTAAAATAAATCTAGTAGAATGCAACAAGCCAGTTACTCTTCCTAAAGACGGAACTTATCCAGCTTATTCCTACCGTGTTAACGGCCAGACAGTTAAGGGTGTATGGGGAAACTTTGCGCCCACTGGAGTCATCTTACCATTTGAGGAATGGAGCTTTACTGGTCACGGTACTGCCGAGGTTCCAGCTATTGGCTGTTTAGGTGGCAAGCACTCAGATGTAAATGCTTTGTGGATGCAAATCAATCAAGGGGGTCAATTTTATGCTACTGTTAATACGAGTCTAGAAGATAACTATCTAGCTTACTCTAGCCTTCTTGATCATGGCAGATTGTTTTTGGTTCAAAATAGTGGAGAATATCAAAGCGAGCCTACTCAGCATATAGAAGATTTGGCATCTTGGTCTAGTCAGCCACACATTACTTGGCTAAACCATTCAGCTTCAACTAGTTCTTTCTATAACTACTTCCAAGAAAATAGATTTTACAACTTTACCTTCAACGTAGAAAACCCCAACTCTGTTGACGAAGAAGGTAATCCACTTATAGATAATATTTATGCTGTATTGTATTTCAAAAAGGGTATGATAAGAAGTGAAAGAGAAGATAAAATATGCGTGACGCTTACCGCTGGTCCTCCAACTACAACTCCTCCACCAGAA